TTTTAAGACACAAGGTTAGTAAGGTGACAACTGGCACCAGGCGTAACACGCACCCGATGATTGGGTTAAAAAACGGGGTTAGAATTGAGGCTGTCGGTCTTCATGATAAGGGCAAGCACGTTGAAGGACAGGCTTATGATCTTATTTTGATTAATGAGCCAGCGGATGCTAGGCATTTAATGGAAACATTTGAAAAGGTATTGGAACCAAGAACCTGGAGGCGAGGCGGAGTTATTATCGGTGTTGGCACGCCAAAGGGTAAAAATGACTATTATCGTCTTTGGAGTCGGGGCCAATTAATGATTAACGGGCACAAGAATCCGCATTTTGATGAAACAGTCTATTCATGCTATGTTGATTCCAGAGATAACCCCCATGCGGACCAGGCAAGCATCCAGCGCTATCTGGGGACACAAAACGAGGGATTGATTAAAGAGAGAGTTGAGGGGAAATTTACAGACAGCGAACAATTGGCTTTCCCAGACAGCCAAATAGAGGCCATAATAGATGATAAGCTATCAACCAAAATTGGTAGGTCAAGCATGAGGCAGTACATACACGGAGTAGATTTTGGCAGAAAAGAGGACTACACAGTATGTTGCACCTTTGATATAACAAACGAGCCGTTTGTGCTAGTTAACTATTATAGAAAAGGTGGCGGCATAGGCACGTGGGAGGAAATCTTTTCCGATTTGTTAAAAATACATCAGGAATATGGCGGCGATTTTATTTGCGACGCTACTGCGATGGGCGGTGATATGCAGATGGAGTGGCTTGATGATTTAGGGATTCCAAATATCCCATTTCAGTATGGCGGAACTAAGGGGAAGAAGATAATGTTAATCAATAACTTGCAAAGATTCATAAGTGAGGGGAAAATAAGGATGCCAGCACATTATGAACTAGTCCAAGAGCTTCACCAGTATCCACGCGATCTGGGTGACAAGGGGCTACAAACTGATAGCGTAATGGCATTGGCGCTAGCCTGTCTAGGGATAAATGAATACAGAATTAATAGTTATCCAGAGTCATACCGAAGATGAAAAAAAATAAAGCGTCAGAAAAAGTAGCAGACTATTTAGAAAAATTAAATATTCCACGTGAAAATGTCCCAGGAACAGAGGCCAGTATCAAAGTCACCGAAGACATGAGCGAAGGCAGCGAAGTTCTTGAGCAGTGGCAGGACGGCGAGTCTTTGTATGACGAATTGTTGAACAAAATAGAGGGATACAGGGAGTTTTATTTGGGTGACGTAGTTGAACAAGGAGTCTCAAATTTAGAGGGCGATGTTTCAATTATCGCCAATCTTGGGGCAACGGTCATTGATCTTTTTGTTTATATTTTGTCAAATAACCCGCCAAGCGTTCAGTTTATTCCGACGGACACAAATCCAATGTCTGTTACAGAAGCCAGTTTTAAAGAGGATTTGGTAGAACAGATGCTCTCGGACGCTAATTTTCATAAAAGGTTTAGAAGTGGAGCTAGAAATCAATTCAAGTATGGTTGGTGTTGGCTCTATCCATTTTGGAACACTAGCAAAAAAGACAGCGGTAAAAAGGGAACTTTTGACATCGCTAGTTTAAATTTATTTACCACAAGGGTCCAGCACAAGGGAGATGACGCGGAGCAGATCCAGTCGTTTATCACCACTAATAGGCTAACCCAAAAAAGAATCAGAGACACTTATAATGTTGAGGCTTTTCCAGACAGCGAAGATCCAGTTATTCCTAAAACATGGGAGACGGAGAATGATAATAAAACAACTGTTTTCAGATGGTACGGGGAGAATGAAATTAAAGTCGTTATTGGAGGTAGGGTGGTTAAGAGAATCAAGCACAAACTTGGATTCGCCCCACTAGTCCAAATTAATAATATTGAGGTCTCCAACGACATTCACGGGCACAGCGAAATAGAAAGATGGCAGGGGATAGTCAAAGAAGTAAACGCCCTTTTATCGGCAACTAGCGAAATCGCTAGAGACTTGGCTTATCCTCCGTTGCTTGAATATAACAACGCCCTTGGGAATAGAAAAATCCCAAAGTGGAGGGGTCAAAAGATTCCAGTTAGAAGAAGTCAAAAGGGAGAGGCTCTGGAGTATTTAATAAATGCGGCACAGATTGCGCCTCTAATTGAGCAAACTAAGCAGTTGATTCAACTATTCCACTTTATATCTTTGATGCCAGAAGCGGCTGGTGGAATGTTCCCAGCCAATATCACGTCTGGTTTTCAGGCTAAATTAGCCATGCAACCAACAACTTTAAAGGCAAGTAGCAGCAAGATTGATTGGGTGTGGGCGATTAAAGAGCTTGTCAAAATGGGTTTCAAGATTTTAGAGAGATATAACCCAGACGCTTTGATAATTAATAAGGGCACAGAAGCAGAAATTAAGGTTAGTGGGATTCACAACCACGAAATGAAGGTTATTTGGCCAGAGAACCTCCCAATGGATATTGCTAGAGAGATTCAAAACTTAGTGCTAGGAATCCAGAACAACCTAACTTCGGTTACTCAGGCTATTGATAGATATAACGCGCTACTGGGATTTGGTTCTCCAGCGGACACAAAAGACTATTTGAAGCAGGAAGCTGAAGATTCTGGAATTAACCCAGAAAGAGCGCTAAAGGTGGCTCAGGTTAAAGAGAAACTGCAACAAATGCAGACAAACCTACAAGAATCTAATCAAAAGGTATCAGAATTGAGAGGGAAAATGAATTCTCAGCCAGACCAAATTAGAGAGTCTCAAAGACAAAACAACCCGACGAATTTACTAAGGAGTGCTGCATCAAAATTACCAGAAGAACGAAAGAGAACTCCACCTACTGCTAGAGAGGCGGTTGTTCCGCAATCAACTGGGGGCAGAACAATTACTCCAGAGAGGATTTAAACATGGCAATCGTAACAAAAAGTCCAGCAAGAGGTAGAGCATCAATTCCATCTGCTCCAGAGGGAACGTATGAGGCAATTGCTTCTAAGTATGCAGAACAATTCAGAGAGGCGAAGCGCCTAAAGGAGACCAACGAATTGAACACTAAAATAGTTCAATGGCAGAACGGCGATTTGAGCTATGAAGATTTAAAGAAGTTTTTAGAGGAAAGAATTGCCAACTCAAAGGATAATAGCACTCAAAAGGTTAATCTAATGCAAACGCTATCTGGCGTTGAGCGGCAACAGGTTAAAATTAAGGAGTTGGACAATCAAGAAAGAGTTTCAAAAAAGAGGGCTGAATTAATTGAAAAATATAAAGATCAAGGCGTTTCAAATCAAGAGCAACTGTCAATTATTCAAGAACTAAGGGGAGTCGCCGATGAGGATAGTGACATTTTTAGACAACTAGTTGAAGAAGAAGCAAAGATTCGCGGCGCAATAGAGGCCGAGAGAACAGCGGGCGGGAGTGCCGCTGTTAGCGCTGGGTTCAAAGAATCTGTCGCTTCAATTGAAAACGGAGAAAATCGGGCTGAGTTCGCATACCAGCGCGGAGAAATTACTGGAGCAGCTAGAGATGACATCAGGCTTCAACACGCTCAGGAATTATTGGAATCAGTCCAAAGCGCTATAGCAGCTGGAAGTAATGTATCTGAAGATAAGATTAGCCAGGCCGTAAATTTTATGACTGGCGCGCAGAAAATGGTAGAGCTAAGACAACAAGGATATCTGGTAGATGCAATTTCCGATAACGGGGAAATAGTAAGAATTGACACAACTCAAAATAATTTTGGCAGGGAAATAACATTTAGCCCAACACGAGGGCTGGAAATAGGAGATATAGCAGATATTTCATCTGCTGTTAGAAGCGGTCCGTTCGGATTGTCCTACTATGTTGGGGAAGAAATCTTCCCCAGCAAGAAGGCGGCGATGCAATATGCCCAGGATAATAATATTTTCACTTTTAATGTTTTATTGCCAAATTCAGATCCAAATGCACAAAAGGTTCCTATAACAGATCAAGCTACTGGAGAAGTTAGAATGGTGGACTCAACTGAATCAGTTGAAATAACCAGAGACAATGAGTCTGGAGCATTTTATGAAACGCAGAATCCTGAAAATGTCTATGCAATTTTGCCATCTACACTAGA